TCCACGTTCCTTGGTAAGTAACCCCGCCAGTTAATCCATTTAGCTGGTTTTGTACCTTTCCAAATGCTGTAAGGATGCTGTCTGTATCGACAATAGTGCCACCAGTAATGTTCAATCCTGTTAGTATCTTACTAATTACAGCCAAGTTGCTTAACGTAACTGTAGCGTTACCAGGGCCCATAGCAGTAGCCTCACCACTAAGCTGAGTAATGTAGTTGCCCTGAGCCTGGTACTGTGGAATATTAAGAGTCTTGCCAATATAGGTGGCAGGACCGCTTGTACCAGTGGTTGTTAAAGAATTAATTGTGTTTAGATCCCAAGATCTGTTAGCACTTAAATCAAATGTTACAGAATTGATCGTAAGTGTTCTGGTAGAAGGTACATATACTGTAGAGTCAAGCGTACCATTTGCCTTTAAAAATTGACTAGCAGTTCCTCCTGCAACAATGAATGAGGAGGCAGTAATATTGAAAGCACCTAAGTTTACATTCCCAGTTGCACCAACGTATGGCACAAACTGATTCCCAATTATCCCAATGATAGAACCTATCGAGAAGTTCTTGGTGATGTTCAAGTCCTCTACATCAGTTCCAATTAAGATGTCATTGGTTGTAGGGGTTGACAGTATTGGGTATGTACTTATCTTTGCCATTATTTTTATTTTATGCCATCAATATCGGACTTAAACTCCCTGGCCCTGCTCAATAAACGCTTGAGCATTTTCCAAATATCGATACTATAAGCCTCTTCTATGTTTTCCTTAACCGATACTAGTTCTATAAATATAAGAACTATAGCGCACATTTTGGTAAACATGAACTCAATTCCAAACCATAAAATCACAAACTCATTTAAAAGATACTTGTCCATAAGGAAAAGCAAAAGGACTGTAACCTCATAAAGAAGCATCTTACTAACTATAGTAGATAGCCTTCTGCTTCTAATACTTTTCAAACCATGAAGTTTTATAGACTTAAATATTCCTGTAAAAGTATCAAGGATAATAGCCATAGCAACGGCAACAAGTAGCCCATAAATCGGGACAAACAATAAAAGTAAAGAGGCGAAGAGATATTGTATGTACTTCATCTCCCCTGTCCCTTGTAAGATTTTTTATAAAGCTTACTGCCCTTATTACTGCTAGTAGAATTCTTAGCAGCTAAGCCCTTCTTCTTATGCTTCTTTCTGTAGATGCTACTTACTATTGCCTTTGCCATTACTTTATAAGAGCTAGAGTTTTAAGTTTTTTTATAATTTTATTAGCCTCATCTTCAGCAAAAGTTATTGCCTCTTCTTCCTTGTCTTTTATGTTCCAATTATTAAGCAAAATAGCTAGATGCATAGTCTCATGCATAATAGCTGTCTTCTGCTCATCAGCACTGTATCTCTTAAACGTACCCATATTCAAGAAAATAAAAGGCTTGTATGGATTTTTTGCTGTAAGTTTTTTATCATCTGGATCATAGTTTGTAAGACCATAGATGTAGACTCCGTTACCTTTTGTCTTGTCAACCTCCTCAGCCTGAGCATCTTTTAAATTTAGCCCATGCATTTCTTCTACATTGTAAAACTTAAATATATCAGTAGCATCCTTGCCTATTACAAGGATGTAATCTCCCATGTCAATTTTTTTAAAACTTGGAGACTTACTTATTATCTTTAAGCCTTTACTCATTCTTACCAGAGAGCTACAATATTGTTAGCTGTTGTAGTAGAAGCAAATACTCTAACTACTTGAAAGGTTGTAACAAATGCATTTGGTATATTCTGGAATGTGATGTCATCTCCACCTGCTGTTAGTACTCTAAGAATTCCTCCAGTACCTACGTACAATATACATCCTGTTACCTCTCCATTTCCTGGATTTGGAATGTCAACAGTATCGCTCTTCGTTACTACTGCTGCTCTTGATTGTTGTAATTTCTGATATGCCATGATCTTATTAATTAATCTTCGTTATATGGGAACGCACGATTAAGTGCATCTTTTCTTTTTCCACAGCCACAATCTTTTCCTGCGGCCTTAGCAACAGTTTCAACTACCTTCTTAATTCCAGTAGCCGTAGTTACTTTTTCAATAGTATCTCCTAGTCCTTTGCTTTTCATAGTCTTTATAAGAAAGAATGGCACCAACCAATTAAGACTGATGCCGCTCTTTATGATTTAGATGAATAATTTATTCAACTTCTTCAGCAGATTGCTCGGCCTCAATACTTTCAACCCATCCTGCTAAGAACTTAAAGTCCTCAATACCCTCACTTGAGAAAGTAAACTGATAGAACTCAAACGATTCATCAAGTAATGCTTTCATGTCCTTGGACATAGCCTTGATTCCTTCCTTGGTAAACTTGTATTCACCCTTCTCATTCAACTCTAGTACACCATTCGATTCAGTATGAGCATGGTCAAGACGAATATCTTCTCTCTTCTCATTGTACTGCTCAAATAGAGGCTTAATCTTGTCTACAATCTTCTTAAGCTTAGCCTCTGCCTTACTACCTTTCTCAGTAGGTGTTACATTCAACGCTCTAACTAGCTCTAGCAATTCAGCGTTTGTCTTTAATACTTTCTGTGCCATTTGATTTGATTTTTAATGATGAACAAATATAGTTAAACTTTGGAAATTCTTTTACCCATACCAACTCTAGCCTTCTCTAATTTTTTAGCAGAAAGTTTTGATGGACTTATTTCACTCTTAGTCTTTGGTGTCTGTGCGGATACTCTCAATGTTGGTCGGCAGTACTCATTACGTCCACCTGCACCACAGGCCTTACCACTCTTGGTGTCCTGCCACTTCTCTTTCTCCCATCTTTTTAGACTAGAGCCCTTCTCAGACTTAACAACATTACCAGATGCCTTGCGACATTTAGCAATAGCCTGTGATGCCCTAGCTGAAGGGAACACATCATACGATGCCTTGACCTTTTTGTAGCAAGAATCTTTCATTTTTTTCTTGGGACACTATATCTTTCTCCGCCCTTTTTTATAATCTTATTACCAAGAACTCTTTCAATTTTTTTTGTTTTAATTATTGAAGGATGTCTCTTGCCTTTTAAAATCATTCCTGTATTTGGGTCTATACTTCCCCAATGTCCAGTTTCATCAGGAGTTAATCCTGATTTAGTAGCGGCTTCATAATTGTATCCGTACTTTCTATCAATTTTTTTTAACTTTTCAGTATCACCCTTTGCTTTACTGATTTTATTTTCAAGACGTTCGTATTTTCTTTCGACTTTCTTATTAAGCCTTTTGCTATTATCTATACGATTTATTTTATCTTCTATAGTCTTTTTCATCAGTACTTCCCTCTCTTGCTCTTAGGTGATGATTTGGTAGATCCTCCAGGACCTGCCCATAAGTTCTTACATGCCCAGTACCTAGCAGACAATTTATCTGTAGCACTGTCACATTTGTGACGAGCCTTAAATGAAGACCGTGCCGCTGCTGAATAGTTATGACCATACCCCTCGGCACCAAAGTGAATTAGCTTCTCTTGTCCATTAGCACAAGCCTTTACCATTCTCTTCTTGCCGGGCCTGTCAGAAGCAACGACACGGTTACATTTCATTGTAGACTTCTCAGCCATTAATACTTCTTCTTAGCGACAGCTTTTTTAACGGCCTTCTTAGCTACAGCTTTAACAGCTTTCTTAGCCATTGCTTTCTTCGGTCCAGATAGGACAGCGGCCTTGGGCATACCCATAGCCATCATTTGATCTCCTTTCATTTTTTCTTTGGTTTGTAAGAGGTTGCGGATTTAACTTTTTGAGTGCAAGGTTGCATATTCTTGTTGTTTAAATGTGGTACCTTTGTTTACAAATGTAATAATAAAAATGAAATCAAATAAAAGAGACTACCTGAAATTCTGGAAAGTAATCCGTGAATACTTCAAGGTAAGGCACAATCTCAGCCAAGCAGATCTAGACATGCTGCTATATCTGTACTCAGAACGCTACTTCAACGTAACTACATTCAAGCAATACGAAAAGATATTTGCCTGGGATAAGCAGAGGTTCTACAGATTAATAAAGGAAGGATGGATTGAGCTATTTGCCAGCAAACAGAAGGGTAGACCTGCCATGAGATCTAAGGCGTTGTACTGCCTATCCTATAAGGCAAAGAGAATGGTTAACTCAATCTACAAAAAGTTAGAGGGAGAAGAGATTCCTGAGACAATGTGCAACAACCCCATGTTCAAGAAGAACGTAAGGTTCTCAGACAAAGTCTACAGGAACATGATCATTACTATGAATCAGGAAATAAAGGAGAATAGACTTACAGGACAAGAACTACGTCACGTTCCTGAATAATTACACAGTGATCATCATTGATAATCATCATGTAGCTATTCGCCTTGTCATAGTACACCTCATCTCCAGCTTTAATGTTGTAAACATCTGTGCCTGAGTTGATTACTATTCCACGCTTGTAACGTAATTGGTTCGTGTCCTCACCAGATAGGACTAGTCCTGAAGAAGTCTTAACTTCCTCGTCAATAGATTTGATTACAATATTTTTTCCGATTGCCTTCATACTACAAATATAGTTATCTGAAGACCAGAAACAAAATACTGGAAACAACTACCCCGAATACAACCCCTATCAGAAGTCCATCTATGAAGTTCCGATAATCTCTTTCGTTTAGTGACATAAGATTATTTTTATGTTGCCAATATAATAAACGGATTTTAAAAATAAAAAATAATAGTAACTTTATGGACAACAAATAAGCTTCTGATGAATCTAAAAAAGGTTAGCAGGAATGTTCACGTCATTGATCTAGAAAAATCAGAGACAAAAATAGCTCTACTATCGGACATCCACTGGGACAACCCAAAGTGTGATAGAGAGAAACTAAAAGATCACCTAGAGTACTGCAAAAAAAATAATATCCCAATCTTAATCAATGGTGATTTCTTCTGCTTAATGCAGGGGAAGTACGATCCAAGAAGAAACAAGAAGGATATTCTGCCTGAGCATAATAAAGCAAATTATATAGATGCTGTTATTGAAGACGCAGTAGATTATTGGTCTCCATACGCAAGTCTGCTTACAGTTATTGGATATGGTAACCACGAGACTGCAATCATTAAGAATCTGGAGACTGATCCATTGCAGCGTTTTGTAGATCTGCTCAATTATACCAACAAGACAGAGGTTTATACTGGTGGATATGGGGGATGGTTAGTGATTAAGTATAAAATACACACCAACACTATACTGTCAAAAAATTTAAAGTACTTCCACGGATCAGGTGGGGGTGGAATAGTTACAAAGGGAGCTATTAACTTGACAAGAGCCCTAGAAATGTACGAGAACATGGACATATTTATCATGGGACACATACATGAGAACTCTAGTCGTAACGATGTACGTGATACTATCCAGTTTAACCCTGGTAAGCATGTACATGAGATAGTTCACAAACAGATTCACCTAGCTATAACAGGAAGTTACAAGGAAGAGTACCAAGATGGAGCCTTTGGTTGGCATATTGAACGAGGAGCTCCTATAAAACCAACTGGTGGAAGGATACTTACGCTATCTGGCAAGGACACACACAAAAAAGATTTTAGAACTTACGAGTTATTAGTAGATAGTTGCAAGTTCCCACTATGAAACGACCCATAAAGTATATCGCTATTCACTGTACAGCTACTCAACCTAACGCAACCTTGGTTGCGATACAAAGATATTGGAAAGATAAGCTAGGATGGAAGTCTCCAGGGTACCATTTGCTAGTTGAACCCAATGGAACTGTGCATAGACTTCTAGATTTCAATGGTGTTGCCAATGGAGTCAAAGGATTCAACAAGGAATCAGTACACATCAGCTACATTGGAGGCATCACAAAGGAAGGAAAGCCGGTAGATAACCGTACAAATGCACAGAAGGAAGCTATCCTCAAGTGCATAGATGAAGTTCTTGAATGGAGTGACAACAAGTGCTTGATAATTCAAGGACATCGTGACTTCCCCAATCAAAACAAAGCATGCCCTTGCTTCGATGCAAAGGCTGAATATAGAGGAATCGTATGAAAGCAATACTAGAATTTGATTTGCCTGAAGACAACCATGACTTTCAAGCAGCTATTAACGGGAATAACTACCGTAGTGCGATCTGGGACTACGACCAGTGGCTACGTTCTGAAATGAAGTATGGCGATTTGCCTGATCAGCAGTACAAGGCTTATGAAATTTGCAGAAAAAAGTTAAGAGAAATATTAGCAGAAGACAATTTATTTATAGAACAATAATGAAAGAACTACTTGACGATGAACGAATCAGGATTGCAATTTTAGCTTTTATTGCAGGGCTGATATTAGCTTTTATTGTATACCCTAGACCTGAACAGGAGACTGTCTACAAGTTTAAAAGCGTGACAAAAACGGACACTTTGATCTTAGAGGTAAAGGACACAGTTTATGTGCCGAAAAAGTGGATAAAATCACAATTTGTTAGGGATACAGTCCTAGAAGAATATAAGCCTACTATAAGCTTGTTCAGCACGACAACTACTTTTGAGTATGGTAACACCTACGTTAGTGGAGAAGTCCTCGGAGAGGTACTTAAAATGAGCGTTACAAATGATTTTAAAATCCCAGTGGTAACGAATACTATCACGGAGACTAAAACAGAGACCATAGTCAAGAAGCCAAAGGGTATTTACCTAGGAGCAAGTGTTAATTCACTCCTACAACCAGCTGCATCAGTTGCCTACTTGGACAACAAGTACATGTTTGAGTACCAATACCAGCCACTACAGAATATTCACCAGATAGGTGTAAGCAAAAAGTTATTCTAAAGGTTAATAAAAATCCCTATTCTGTAAACTTATAGTTTATTATTCGGGAATTATCCGAATTTCGTCCCAAAAATCGGCAACATTATAGTAGTATATCTACTACATTTTTGCATGAATCTTTAACAGCACTAGGTACCCAATCAGGTCGTTCACCACGTCCTCATCGTCCTTCTCAAGGCTGCCGTTCTTGATTCGCTTAAGCTTGTCATCGATTCTAATCAGTAGTCCTTCTTTTGCGGACAACTGACTGAACACCCCAATCGGCTCTAGTGCTGAGTTGCCGTACTTCCGGTTCTTCTCAATGAGCATCCGCTCAATTTGCTCCAGTACCTCGCCTACCTTAATCGCAAATGGTGCCTCCATCTCAATTTATTTTACTACTCTCGTACCACCATATCACTAGCAATGCGAACACTATCGCTAGACCCACAGTAATCGCCCAGCTCTTAAGCGGTCTCATAGTGCCCTATGAAATTTTTGAACCGCTCGCCCCTAATGTACTGGCTTGTACTGAACTTAGACCGACCCTTCTTCACTAGCAGGCCATCCTCAAACAGCACGTAGTACTCATTCTCATCGTACACCACAGCAGTGGCCAGGTACTCAGGCCAACTCTTACGGTTCTCGTCAATCACTCTGGTCACCTGACCGTGCCCAAATGGGTTTAGTATTGTCTCCATATCTTATTTTGTCTCGTATGATCGTGCCATAGTTATGATGGCGTTAGTACTCAGGATAGTTGTCGCTACACTCACAGCGTTCTGCAATGCGCTTCGTGTCACCTTCAACGGGTCAATCACACCCATCTTAATCAGGTCACCCATCTGCCCAGTCTTTAGGTTGTACCCGTGCCCCACAGGCATCGCCTCCTTGTACACGTCACTAGGCTTGAGCCCAGCGTTGGCTAGGATCTGCTGGAATGGTGCCATCATCGCATTGGATAGGATCTTAATCGCCACACTCAGCTCAGGGCTATAGTGGAAGCTGCCAGTAGGTATGAGTGATGCACTCTCGTCTAGCAACGCCTTGCCTGCACCTGGTAGTATGCCCTCCTCTAGTGCGCTTCGCACAGCACACACCGCATCGTCAACCCG